CAATTGACCGTGTGGTTGCCTCCACTCGGGCGTCGGCCGGCGCGGCCGCACGCCACGAGTTCACAACGGTCGAAGGTGACGGATCATCGTGGGACGCTACGTGCCGCGACAAGATCCGCAACAGGGTGGAATGCCCTGTTGTGAAGCGCGTCTCGGAGCGCATTGCCGCCGTATGCGGCATCTTTCCCGACACATGGCACCGCGAGCATTATATGGCTTGCTGTGCTGACACCGTGGAGCTGCATAAGCATCCGCGGAAAGGGACCAGCGCTCCTCCGATGAGACTCGTTATCCCAGCTATTCGGCGCAGCGGCCACAGAGGGACTTCGGTTCTGAACTGGCTCGTGAACTTCACGATGTGGTCGTGCGCCGTAGCGGCCGAGCCTCGCCAGCTGCTCGACCCTGCTTGCCGATTCGTTACGAACGTCGTCGGCAAGAAAAGCTGGATCGCGTACGCGTTTGAGGGTGACGACTCGCTCGTCAACATGTCGGGGTTGTCCCCGGCCCTCGAAAAACGCATCCTAGACTTCTGGTTGCGTGCCGGCTTCGTAATGAAGCTCAAGCTGCGCAAGGCCGGCGATAAGGCGGAGTTTTGCGGGTGTTGGATCCACTGCGACGCGCAGGGGCCCACGCTCGACTGGTCGCCCGACCTCCCACGGGCAATCAGGAATAGCGGCCTATCTTGTTCCGTAGCAGCCGTCAAAGCGGCCAAGGAGGATGACCTCGACACGCTACGTAACATCGCCGCCTCCAAAGCCTTGGCGTACGCGAATTCTTTCGCGGCCAAAGTCCCAACTTTCGCGAGGAAAATGATAGAATACGCCGCAAGCGTGAATGTGACAAAGCTTGACATGCGCCTGGACAGGGAGGTGGCGTGGAAGCTAGGTACGCTAGCAGAGGAACCGGCAAGCAACGACACGAACAAGGACATCCTCACTAGCGACATCATGGCAACGATTCAAGCTAAGCTCACAACGCCCGAGGAAGAGCGTCTTCTATTGTCCAAATTAGGTTGGACCGCGACCGATGACGAGCTTCAGCGCTTCATTGCCAGCCAATGGGATTTCGAGCACTTGAAGGATTTTGCTAAGCACGCAGAATCAATTCCCTTGAAATGGCGGCAATAAGACCCTGTAACAAAGCGACCAGCTCATGTCGCTAAACCGAGCACGCACGGATTAATTCAAAGTCGTGGCCCCGGTACGCCGGGGGAGACGAGAAGGTCACTACGCCTAAGGTTATCAAGGCTCCTTCGATCTTGTCCCACACCTAGCGGTCCGGTGGAGGGCACATCATCATGGTAATATGGTAACCGTATCAGCCGTTCTGCTGCTTGGGCTTCTACCTAGGTGACCCGGGAGCGTCCCTCACTCCCGTTGATCGGGCTTATTCTTCTGGGCGGGCAACCGCCCTCCCATCCCGTCGCCCCGGGGTGGGTGAGCCTGCTGCGCGATGGTAGACGCGCTGAGGTGACGGCCGCGGTGGGCCCGTAACTGCGGGTTGGGTTGGCCTCCCAGAAAACCACCG